CTCTCCATCTACCTCACCGCCACTGGTAAAGTCAATGTATACTTTATCTGTTCCTATTATACCGTGTGCAACTGAGACAATATTACCTACACCAGCTGCTGTCCTGCTGTATGTGGCATTCGTCCAATTTCCCGTCGCTTTAGACCCAGATGCTTCAATCCTTTGTTGGTCGGTATTAATCTGAAAACTCATTTCGTTCCTATAAGGTTATGATACGACTGTTAATTCTAAATTACCAATCCACTTTACAGTAGATGAGGTTGTCACACTTGATACTTGGAAAGTAAGAAATGGTGCTGCACCTATATTAATTGCTGCAGGAACTACATTCCATGTTTCTTGACCAGGTGGATTATTTCTAACAATTATCTTCCTCTCAGAAGCAACTGTTGGAAGACCTCCAGCTGTTGTAGTAATTACAAGATCAAATTTGGCTGCATAAACATATGTATTGTTTGTCGTCTCTTGTCCAAAAACTGTAGCACTGGCAAAAGAAACTGTATCATTTGCTAGTGGTGGTGTGTTCCCTGCAAGAGGTGTGGTGCCATCTAATGATAACTGCATAGTATTATTAGCAGCATCTGTTTGCCTTTTAAGAATAAAAATATCTTTGTTTGCATCAACAAAGTGATTACTCACCATATGCATTGCAGAGATATTTTTCAGAGCTCTGTCAGTATTCATTACCTCAGTAGCGTCTACTGCGTATCCTCCTATAGATGAAAAATTCTTTACGGGCATGGTCTTAGATTACCTAGATGTTATTTATACCTTGACCTTAGTAGTTGTGAATCTACCAGTGAAGTTTGATGATGATGTAGCAGCACTAGATTTTGCTAATGAAATATTCACATTAGTACCTACAACACTAACAGTTGCATCCATCAAATTATTGTCTGATGTTACTGAGTTAGTTACTGTAGCATGTGCAGTCGTTCCTGCTGCAGCACATACAACTGTAACCTCCATCATATGAACTTTACCATCATCACTCTCTATAGTTACAAGTGTTTTTGATCCCTTATATTCTGTTTTATCAAATGCTGTTATAGTTGCAGATGTTGGGAATGATGTTAGTTGACCACCTTCTACACGACAGTCATCTAGTTCCATGAATGTTGCAGTAGAATCAAATACGGTCAAGTAGTTAGATGCTCCTGCTGCCCATCCTCTGTTTATCTTCCATCCTGTCTCTGCTCCAATAGCATCTATATTGATGAATGGTTTAGAATCCATCTGTGTTATGTACTCTTGTTGCAGAATATCTAATCTAGTAATTGCATTAGAACCGCCAGTGATACCATCAAGTTTAAATGTAACGTTATTAGCAGGAGCAAGACCACCTAATGCTGTTCCTGCAATCTGTATTGTTTCCCCGTTTTCATATCCTGTTCCACCACTATTGATTGCGATAGATGTGATTGTTCCATTACTATCAGTTACGACATCAACAGTCAATCCATTACCCTCAATCTGTGCAGTAGTTGCAATACCTGTAAATGTTGTTGATGCTGTGTATGCAGTTGCAGTTTGTGTAATAGTTCCTGCGTCAATACTAGATGCAACACCTTGAGAAGGAACGTTACGGAATCTTAAACCACCATTGACTTCAATATCATTTTTACTTCTGACTGTAAATACACTAGATCCTAAGTTAGTAACATTAAATGGATTAGTTCCAAATGTTGTTCCGTTTAATGTATAACCACCATCAATCGTAGCAAGATGATCTGAGTCATACTTGGTGCCAGTCATGTTAGGTCTGAATGTCAGCGTAGTATTGTTAAGAGAAATGTTATTAATACCAGCTGCATAGAACTCAAATGTATCTTCGTCAGCACTTGGTGCAGACTCAGTTAATATGTAAGTATCTTGGTCAACGTCACGAACACCACCAAGAGATACAAAATCAGTTCCATTGTATCCTTCAAACTGTAACTGTGTAGAGTTAAATCTAATAGCACCTGTAATACGATCTTGAGCAACAGGACGCTCGTTTGTAGTTCCTGCAGGAATTACAAGAGATCCAGTGGTATCAACTAAGACACTAGATCCTGCTAATGGTTTTAATACAACACCCTGACCATCAATGTCGGTTACAGTTACTGTTCTTCCAGTTCCACCACCCGCTGCAGTAATTGTGAGAGTATCTCCAATTTTATAATTCTGACCCTTTGCAACTACAGTTACCGCTGAGAAATCTCCACCAGAAACTGTGACTGTAACAGTGCATCCAGTTCCTATATTATTACTTGTTGTTGCTGTTGCAGTATATGTTCCATCAGTATATCCAGATCCTGTTCCTGTAACTGATACCGCAGTAATTTCACCAAATGCCCTTGTTGCAGTCGAACTGTTGTTACTTACAACGTTTTGTCTAATTCTTAATTTTCCTGCATCTAAATTACCACTGAATAATGCAGTTCCTGTAGATGTTTCTACTTTGAATACTTCTGATGTTCCATCATCAACAATAAAGTCAACGTTTGCACCACCTTTGAATGTAAAGTCTCCACCACCTTTAGTATCAAATGTTAAAGGAACATCAATATCTGTTCCTGCTGTACTAATAGTTGTTGCGTTATTAATTTCTATTTGTGTAGCAGCAGCACCTATTGAGAACTTAGGAGTTGTAGTTTCTACATTAATGAATGGAGTGGTAGAACCAAGAGTTGCATCAATTTGCAATCCTTTTGTATCAATATAATTTGTTCCATCTAATCGAACACCCTCAGTTCCACTAAAGGAAACACCAATTTTATTTGATGCTTGTTTGAACAATCCTGTTTGATTAGAGGCAACTTCAGAAAATGTAAGTGAAGGTGCACTTGCAGTTCCATCATTTAATTTTATTAGTGCTCTGTCTATTGATGAATCTGCACCACTTACAGTTATACCACCATTGAAGGTTGCCATTCCTGTAAATGTTGATGTTGATGTTACACCAAAAGTTCCTCCTGCAGATATATTACCAGTGGTAGAAACTGAAGCAAGAGATGATATACCAGATGCGTTAATACTCCATTGAGCTGCTGTAATAGCACCAGAGGGTTGTATTCTTAGTGTAGCACCACCAGATTCACCCATAACTAACTCACCAGATTGAGTTAACTCAAGGGATTTAATTTGATTTAATGATGCAAGAGAGAGTGATAAACCAGTTCCCTGTGCAATACCTTGTCCACCAACTTCTCCTAAGATTAAAGTATCAGCAAGTTCATATGCTGCACCAGGATCAGTAATAGTAACTCCAGTTGCAAAACCTACATTACTTACAGTGTATTGGAATCCACTACCACCGCCACCACCGACATCAGTATCAGCAACGCCCAATACTTCACCAATAGCATAACCGTCTCCAGCTAGAGATATATCTGTTACAGTTGCAATACCTGTGTTGTTTGAATTTAATGTATATTGGAATCCAGATCCAGATCCACCTACATCACTACTGTCAACTATTAATACGTCACCGACTTTAGCATTTATACCTTGTGCAACAATTGTTACTCCAGTTACAGCACCACCACTTATAGTGATATTTGAAGTCATGGAACTACCACTTTGTCCTGCAGTTCCAGATGCAAATGATAATATGCCAGGTTCAATCATGGATTGTCCATGATTTTGACAGTTAAGGTATGAGTCTTGTCCTAATGCAGATACGCCAGGTCCTACAACTATCTCAAAATATGATCCTGCATCGCCAGGTGTTCCTTGAACTCTTCCAGAGGTGCCATCAGGTTCAACTCCAAGTTGAAGTGGGTGTCCTGCATTGCTAGAATCAGAAGTGTCAAATTTATATGTATTATCATCAGTTAGAGTTAAACTCTGTCCCTCAACTCCATTGATTAGATATCTGTTTACGTCTCCTGTAGAAGCATCTACAGTAGCAGATGCACCACTACCATTTGTTATTGTGTCACTTAAATCAAACTGACCAGTGGCACCACTAAGATAAAGATAACCCGCTTGAACAATAGTTACAGTTCCTGATCCACCGCCAGGTGAAGATGTAACAGTGTTGCCTACTGCAAATGTTCCAGTAACGCTAGATATCTCAACTTTTGTTCTCGTAACAACTGTTATTGTATAAGTTGTAGTTGGAGGGTTTCTAAATGTTACGTTATTATATACTCCATCAACGTATCCAGAACCACCTGTGGTGATACCTCCTTGAAGACCAAGGATAGTAAATGTTGCGGTTCCATTTACACCTGATGCTGATCCTGTCCATGCAACGTTTGTGTATGTACCAGGCGTATATCCAGATCCAGTAGAAGTTATTGATCCAACTAATGATTGGATGTTTATATCTAATATTGCTCCTTTTCCACCACCACCTTCAAGAGTAATAGTTGGATTGGTTTCATATCCTTCACCTTCTCCACCCGAAGCTAGAGATATGGTTCCAACTCTACCTGTTGCTTCGTCTAATGTTAAGTCGATTGATGCAGCAGCAGTTGGGTTTCCTGATATGACTACAGTTGGAATATTTCTATAACCTAAACCTTGAGTTGCTAGTGTAACTGAACCTAATGCAAATCCTAAGATAACATTTCCTGCAACTCCAGTTCCTGTTGTATCTCCTGTTGCATTTGTAAATGTAATGCTAGGAGCACTTCCAGATGCATATGAGCCAGGTGTTGTTATGTTAACAATGTTTACTGATTTACCAAGTAGAGAGATTACATCAGCGTCAGTTCCAGTTCCAGAGTCAGTAATTGTAATGCCAGGTGCGTTTGCATATCCACCACCCTTAGTAGTAACTGGTATCGCTGTAATAGCTCCTGCAGAAATTGTAGGAGTTCCAAGAACTGCTGTCTGTCCTTGGAAAAATTGTGTTCCACTACCTGATGATGTTAATGATATTGCAGTTCCATTATTTGCATTGGTTAGGTTCAATGCAACTTTAATAGTGTTATCATCAACACGAATTGCATAGTAAGTTGTTGCTGTGGTCAATCCACCAACTGCAACTGCAGTATTGTCTAGAGTTGTGGCATCATAAGATATCACATCTCCAGTTTCAAATGGGTGATTGTTTAAAGTAATTGTATTAGCAGTTGTGCTAACTGTTGCATTGGTTGGTGAAAAACTAACCTCAGCTGGTGCGTCTATTGCAACACTAATTGTTCCAACAGTATAACCAGTTCCACCCGCTGTTATTTTTACTTCTTCTACTCTACCACCATTTCCTAAAGATATGTCTCCAACTGCTGCTCCACTTCCAAACGCTATGGTTGGTGTATCTGTATAACCTTCACCACGGTTGGTTATCTCTATTCTCTTAACTCCTCCAGTTGCTGCCAGAGTGTTAGATACAGTTGCTTTTTGGAAAGGATCTGTGATTATTGATGTTGGTTGTGCACCACCAGTGTATCCTGTTCCTGCACCAGTTATATTAACACTTCCAATACCATTTTTAAGAATAGTAAATGATCTTGTGGAGAAAGAAGCTGCTTCTGACGAACCAAATACTGTACTACCACCAAATCCACCAATTTTCAGTGAACCTTGAACGTTACTACCAAATGATATAGATTTATTAACATCAAAATATATTGCGTCTTTAACGATTGTTTCGGCATTAACAACAAAGTCTTCTTCACCAGAGGGGTCAACGATTACCTGACCTGTGGTAGATGTGATACTATTTCCTGCTAATCTTAAATTACCTGTCTCAATATATGCAGGGAATATATTAGTCGTTCCAGTAGCATCACTTAATGTGATGTTTGCAGCTGACTGAGCTGTTGATGTGGCAGCAAAAGCTACGTTACCAGTCTCTTGGTCTACAGTAAATGCATCACCAACACGGAAGTCACCGTCTTGGTCTGTAGAAGAGTATAGAACTTTACCATTATTAAGTTCTTCTACTTCATTTGCTTGCACAGCAAGAGATGGGTCGTTTGTAAAGTCTTGACCAGATCCAACATAACCGAAGTTATGTGCAGTCATTATAAGTTTTACACCAGAACCATCTGCTTGTATACCCTTCTGTCCATATACACATGCAGATGCAACAGAACGCATTTCAGCACCAAACTGAGAATAGTCAGCAGTAACAACAGATGTAGCAGAATCACCACCACTGGATCTAATATCAGATGTTCCACCAGAGACGTCTGTAAAGGTCGTAGAGGCGTCTGTTCCGTTAGCATGTAGTAATAGAACTGTATTGATATCTTGTGAATATTCACTTGTTGTTGGAGTAAATCCAGAGGTAAAACGAGCAGATGCTTTACTGATTCTTACTTCATCAACATGTCCGTTAAATGCTTGAGTAGGAGATGCCTGATAATCGGAACCTATAACAACAGGTTTTGTAGTTCCATAATCATTAGAGTCTGTATATGTGCCTAACTCAGTTCCGTCTAAAAATAGTTTTGTTGTGCCACCGCTTCTTGCTACCGCAACATGATAGAAGGTGTTAGTTGCTACAGTTCCACCACTAATTTGTGATGTATTTCCTACTGCATAATGTAATGTAGTTCCATCAAGATACATTGTAGGTGCTGTATCTGTAGCAGAACTATCTCTAAGATCAAATATTCTTTGTACACCTGATACACTGCCAGGTCTAATAAATGCTTCTAAACACCAGTTTGTTGTTCCAAATCCAAAGTCTTCATCAGTTGGAACCTTAACGTTATCCTCAGTTCCGTCTAATAGTATGGATGCTGATCCAAATTTCTTTTGTGCTGTATCTAACTGCGAGTCACCAAATCTACTTAGAGTTTTAGGTGATTTGTTGACAGTTGTAAATGCTCCTGTTCCTTTGCCAGTGATGAACACATAAGTTCCATCATTACTTGCAACTACACCACGTGCAACTGCTTTCTTATAAGTAACGTTACTTGCTGATATAGTTCCAGATCCATTAGTGTAAGTTACATTATCATTATCTACTTTAGTTACTTGATAGAATCCATCTGTAGCACCACCACTGATATGATCTGCATAGATATAATCTCCTGTTACTAAACCATGTGCGGTTCTTGTTAATGTAATTGTAGATCCAGATCTAGCATATGATCCTGACTGGAAACCATCTTCTAACTGATATGCAACCTCAGATGCAGAAAATGTTCCACTAACTCCTGAAAATTTTAATCTAGTTTGTCCTGTCCCAGACCTACCAGTTGCACCTTGAATACCTTGTATACCAATAGATGCAAAATAGTTGAAGCAATTCAACCACTCTACACGCATACCATTGGTAATTTTTACACCAATTTGATTAGGTGTTATGAATGTGCACTCATTGAATAGAACTGAACTGTGCTGTGATGCAGCGTTTAGGTTTGCACCATCTAACTTAGCACCACGTCCTGCATCTCCCTGTGCATATCCATAAGGATCTGAACCAGATACTACACTACCTTTTGTATTTACTGTGACTCTCTCGATATATGGACTCTGTGTAGAGTTCATACCCGACACTACTTCAAATGCATATCCATCATCATTGACACTATCATAAAAGAAATCTTTGATTGTTAAGTCTGAGATATGAGAATCACCAGACATTATAAATGCAGTATTTGTATTTGTAGCAGATGTTGGTTTAACCTGTGTAGATCTTAGGTTTGTTCCACGTAATGTAACACCATCAGGAATGGTCATTGGGAATGCTTCCTGATATTCGCCAGGTGCAACTACGATTGTATCACCTGATGTAGCAGTTGCAAGTGCCTTTGTAATCGTTAGGAAAGGTGTATCTGGATGTTTACCATTCCCACCACCATTAGCAAGAGTATCAATATCTAAACCAGTTGAGGCAACATAAAAAGTATTCCCCTGACCATTCGTTATGTCAGTGGAAAGCATGGTAGTAACCACCTCACCTGTATTAGGTTTCTGGTTTGCTACCTCTATTATATTTGATCCATTTCTAGCGTATAATTTCTTATCCGCTATATTGAGAGCGATCTCACCGTCTACTAGATTAGAAGTCGTCGGGACTGTCGCTGCTGTCGTCGATCTCTTTAGCTTGATTCTCGTTGCCATCTAAGTCATTCTCAGATTGTTGTTCAGTGTTCATACTATTTAACTGACTTTGTAAATCGGAGATTTGTGCCTCCATCATCACATTTATCAGTGTCAACTCAGAGATTTTTTTCTGTAATGTAGAAATAACAATTTGTGCGTTCATGTTTTAAAATGTACCACCGTCTATTGTGTTTGTCCATACAGGCACACCAGTTGATGTTACTGTAAGAACTTGATATGACTCTGCCACATCGGTTCCTGTGCCAGGTGACGCCATATTTGCAGCTGCAGTTACTTGCAAAGCACCCGCTGCGTTACCATAAACGATACCGTTTGAGGTAAATGTGCTTACTCCAGTTCCACCATACTGCACCTCAAGATCTGTATCTAATTCTAAGTCACCTAGTACAACTGTACCACGATCACCTGTAACACCAAATACAGTGTTTGTGTCTGTTGCTTCTTCAATGAATGTCCAAGCACCAGCTCCGTCAGCACCACCTGTGCGGTCATAACCAAAGAAACCAAACTGATTAGTTCCAGCTTTATTGTAGTGAACCTTAACACCACGATCTAATGCGTCGTCAGCACCACTCACTGTAACAAGAACAGAACCAGCTGCCATTGTTTGAGATAAGTTGTTGCTCAAAGTAACTTGTTTGTTTCCAGTATTAATAGCATTAATAACTGTGCTATTAGGAATTCCTGCAGTTGTTGAGGTAACTGAGTCACCAACTTGTAGTTGATCTATAGCATCTACAACAACGATTGCCTGACCACCAGTTGCTTCTGCAGTCAGTGTAACAGGAGTTGTTGGATCTCCTAATTCAATTGTAGGATCATTAACTGACATTGAAGCAGAGTTCACTGTAGTTGTAGTTCCATCAATCTGTAGGTCACCTTTGATGATAACAAGACCACCCGCATCAGTTGTAGGGTCAGGGTCAAGTATCAATTCTTGAACAGAGTTGATAGTAGATAGTGTATTACCATCTAATCTAAGGTTGTCAATCTCAATCTGACCAGTTTGAGATGTTGTTCCAGAGATAGTTGTAGTTCCATTAAATGTTACACCATTCTGGAAGGTAGTTGTTGCATTAACATTTAAGGAATCTCCAGAGTTGGTTCCAATGGTAGTGTTATCATCTACATTCAAGTCTTTGATGTATGCAGTCGCAGCAACACCAATACCACCCGCAAAAGTAACACCCGCAGTAGCAACGTTAGAAGCGTCTGTAGTGTTTGCAAAGTTTACCTTACTAGTTGATGTAGTTCCAACCTCAATGTCTGCACCATCAATCTTTAGTTTGTCACTTGTTGTCTCATCATAAGAAATAGAAACATCTTTGTTAGTTCCAAAGATCAGTTTCATGTCATCAGCGATACGCAAGTCAGGGGTTCCTGCTACTCGCTTGATGTCTAAAACTGCATCTGAGTCATTGAATGAGAATTCTACATCTCCTGTAGTTCCAAACTCTAGTTCCTGACCATCTTCTATTACCAGTTTACCTGTGCCATTTGCACGGAAGATAAGGTCAGCATCTGTTGTGGAAGTTGTAATGACGTTTGCATCGAGGGTGATGTCGTCAACATTCCATGTATCAATCTTTGAATTGCTATCTACGATAACAGATGAACTAGCAGTCAGTGTTCCATGAACATGATCCAACATGTCCATAAAGTATCTACCGCCTACAATTTGTGCAGCACCATTGTTGTCTCCAACAAATAGTCTGTCTCCTGCGTTTGCCTGAGTTCCGTTTGCTCCTGTCGTAATGGCGAGTTCACCAAATGTAATAGTGCCAGGTGCGGTTGAACCAGTACTCCTTTTAATTAGAATATTGGATGCCATTAGAAGCTACCCCCATTTACTGTTATGTCGTTTAATACGTTTGTCGCGACGAATCTTGTTTGTGCTGCATCATATACGAGCACTGAACCATTTGCTAGTCCACCTTGTGATGTATCTGTCAAATCTACGTCTGACATTCCACCAATCGTTCCACCGCCACCGCCTGTCGCAACGCGAGTGACTCTTGGAACTGACTGATCTCCAAATCTTAGTCTTGCCATTTAAAGTGTTACCCCCTCAAGTACGCTTACTGAACCTTCCAAGACTCTGGACTTGATACCAGTGCTAGAAGTTATTACGACGTCATATACATACCGACCACTTTTCATAGCGGTGGTTTGTGCATTCGTTAGAGATAGTTGTATTCTTCCACTTGTAGCAGGAGATAAAACTGCAGCAGTCACTGTTTGTGAAGTGCTACTTGTATAGTGCTTTTTTATCAAACATGCTGCTGAATATCCAGTCAAGTTAAAATCTGTGCCATTATCATTCTCAACTGTAAAGTCGATGATAAAGTCAGAACCTTGATATATTAATAAGTTGGATACAGCACTTGCCATTCTCTAAAAGAAATCCCATATTATTTAGCTTAACTTTATTTATCCTCTTTCTGAACTAAGTCGTTCACAAGTCTTTTTAATTCTTCTACTTCGTTTTTTAAATCCTGTAAGGTGCGATCTTTCTTCTTTGCATTTG